GTCTTGACCGGCTTGTATTCAGTCGGCCACGCGGCGGTAATGGTCAGTAACGCGTCCAGGTCTGCCTTGTACGACAGCTTGCCGGTTGTGCGGATTTTCAAGCCTGTCGGCAACGGTATGCTAGTCGTTCCTTCTTCCTTGGCTGGGGATATTTTGAGTATCTTACTTTCAACATCTAAGCGCCAGGCGTTAGCGTTCTTCTCAGCTTCCTTGGCCTCGATCCAGCGTTCGGCCAAATAGTCCAGTTCAGCTTGTTCGTTTGATAATTTCATGGCGGTTCCCTTCGTGTCCGATTGGCCTAGCATGGCGTTTGCGGAATCTGCAAGATGTTTTTTATAAAAAATGCCTATTGCACAAGATTGAAATCCGTGCCTATAAAGCGGCTCACCACCCAAAGGGATTGTTATGGGACATATTAAAGGCCGTTGTGAACCGGCCTATTCTGTTATCCGCCGCCTTGGCGGTGTTACGCCCACAGCCAAAATCCTCAGCATCGCCCCTAGTTCAGTCAGCCGCTGGCTGGTTGAAGAAGGTACAGCCGGTAAAATCCCGCAAAACCATTGGACAGCCCTGATAGCCCACGCCAAGAAGCGCAAAATACAAATTAGCCTGGAAGACCTTTTCGGCGTTTAAATCGAGGCAATCATGCGAAATTCGGAGTTCCTGTCTGCCGTTTACGGCAGATTGCGGGACGACTATGGCTGGACGACATCTTTTGCCAGTGACCCCGGCGAAGCCCCGCCAAGCGTTTGGTCGGGGTCTTCATGGTCAGGCTCTGAAAGCCAAAAAATTGTAATCAACAAGCGCGGCGAAGATAACAATTATTATTCTGTCGGCGTGATGAACGCTCGCGGAGGCAATAAGCGCCGCGCCAAAGAGTTCTTTACCCGTCTGGCCGTCCTGCTAGCAGATGACTTGTCTGCCGCTACGCTTAACGATCTGGTCGGCGGCTATTCCTACGCCTTGGAGACATCCAGAGGCAATTACCAGGTTGGTGTTCTACTCGACCCTACAGACCCCGACACAAAAGACCTTCTGGTTATTGACGCCGTGCTTCAGGCAATGGGGGCCAGCGGTTACATCAAAGCCGATAGCAGCGGCAACAACCCCATTCGCTACGCCCGCTTGCCTGTTGGCACCAATACCAAAAAGCGCGAAGACGGACTGTTTACGACCAGGATGCTTTTTAGCAAGCTGGACGAAGTTTATACGCTAGCAGACGCCGTTGCCACGTTTGGCCTAGACCTTGACGCCATCAAGAGCGGCATAGCCGCCCCCAAGCCAAAGCCGGAAGGCACGGGCGATGCCGTCGATCTAATCAAGGCAATCATCACGCCCAATTTGGAAGAGCGGTCATATCACGACCCGCTTATGAAATTATCGGCCAGCCTGGTTGCTAGCGGCCTCAAGCCGGGGGCCACGGTCAACCTGTTGCGCTCTGTCATGCTGGCTTCCAAGCCAGAGGAAGGCCCGGAATTAGACCGTTGGCGTGACCGCTTTGGGCCTGACCTAATCCGTATGGTGCAGGGCGCGGAGAAATACCAGCCAAAGCCAGAGGAGCCGCTAAATATCGCCGGATACTGGAAGACGATCCCAGAACTTGGCGAAAGCACAAAGAATATCAAATGGTTAGTCAAAAACCTGATTCCTGCAGATAGCATGGGAATGCTATTTGGCGCGTCTGGCACGTTTAAATCGTTCCTTGCCTTGGACCTATGCTTGTCAGTCGCCAATGGGCTGCCCTGGACGGGCCGTAAGACCGAAACGGGGCCTGTGGGATACATGGCCGCCGAAGGCGGGGCGGGCATATACAAGCGTATCATGGCTTGGCAGGGGGGCGTTGAGCCGCCTAGCAATTTCCGCGTTTGCACCATCCCGATCCTGCTATCAGCCAAGGATGAAGTGGCGGCGCTGCGGGCTTCCATTATTGCCCTGCCGGAAATTCCCAAACTGATCGTCATTGACACATTGAGCCAGACCTTTGCCGGGGACGAAAACAGTTCGAGCGATATTGCCGGGTATTTGCGCATGATAAACAGCGAAATCCGCGAGCCTTTTGGGGCCACCGTTCTGGTAATCCATCACAGCGGACATCGCGCCAGCGAGCGGCCCCGTGGATCGAGCGCCATCACAGCCAACGTGGATTTCCTCTTGGGCTGCTTTAGGTCGGACCCAGAGGCTTTAAACGCTCGCCTTGAAGTCACGAAGCAAAAGGATGGCGACAAGGTTAAGGGCCTGTATTTTGATTTGGAACGCCGGATTATCGGCAAGGATGAGGAAAACGAAGAGATTTCCAGCCTTGTGGCTGTTTACCATGATGCGGTTGCGACGATCCGGCAGAACGCCGTTGGCAGCAAGTACGATGTTTTGATAATGCAAATGCTCAAAGCCGCTAATGGCGGGCAAGTTCTAGAGGAAAAGATGCGCCAGGCTGCGGTTAGCATTAGTGGCGGGAGCCGCGAAAATGCCTCGCGCGGTGTCAGGCGCTCGCTGAAGGAATTGGCAGCGGCCTTGCGTATCCGCGAAGGTATACCAGGCACATGGATTTTGGCGGACTAATAAGGTGCCCCCCCGGTCAACCGCCAAGCCAAACCGGGGGGGCCGCACACCGCCCCCAAGGGAAAGGGCGGGTGCGTTTATTCTGTAATTATCTCAGATAGCAGGGCGACATATCCGCAGATGTCTTGGAGGCTGTCCAGATGCTGCGGTGTCGCCTTTAAGCGGCTCATTTTCAGGTCCACCATGCAGAGGCAGACTTGGGCGGGCGTGACCTTGTGGCCCAGCGTGGCCGTCCAGCGGGCCGCCGTGTCGCCCAGGTTCGCCCGCGCGTCGCCATAGACTTCGCCGCGCTCGCGGACGATCAAGCTGACTTGAGATAGGAAATCGGCGGCTTTCATTTAATCAAAATCCTCATCTACAATGTAATGGGCAATTGCGTTCATGTTTAGTTTTATGCACCGCGCTTTGGAAACGTCCCGTTGCAAACAACCGCAAGATTTCTTTGGGGTCTTTTTTGTTAAATTGCTTGATAAAACCACAACAGCATTTCCGCATTTGCATTCGCAATTATAAAAAACCGCGCCGCCCTGAAGTTTTTTGTCGGAAAGGCTAACAACGGTTAGCCGCCCAATAACGCGCCCGACAAGTGACGGCCCGCGCTTGCTCACTATTTAATCTTTCTGAGCTTGCTAGGTTGCTCAACACCCGCGCTTGGCGCGTAAGGCCAATCCGGCGATGATGCGGGCATGGGGTGCGGGTAGCGAGAGGCCCAGACAAGGGCGATGTATTCGTCCTGTGTGCGGCCCTGGCGCATCTCGGCCAATGCCTCGCGGGCGCTTGTTTCGTGTAGCATCTAATCATTCCTCGCTATTAGGTTGTCGCAATCCCGTGAGCTTTTATGTTTGCACGGCAACCGGCCATTGTCGCACGCCCAACAGTTATGATCCCTGAAAAGCCCTTCCCGCTCCGGGGCAGGGTCGCGGGGATCGGGCCGGGGGCGGCAAATGTGGCAATCATACCACAGCCGGTCTTTGGCATCCCATCGGGCTGTTGCGCCATGTGGTAACATATTACCGCATCGGCAGCGGGTGGCATGGGGGACGGGCTTTAGCCGGGCCATCACCGGCCCGACCTTTGGGCGCTTGACGCCCATTCGGCATGATCCCGGTCATAGCCCGCCGCCAGCCGTTCTTCCTCTAGCGCAGCATCGACTAGCAAGCCGCAATCGCGCCATTCACCGTCAGGCTTTACCGCGATAAACGTGGCCTGAAGAATGGGCAAATCATAGTCCAGGATGTACCGCACGATGGCATCTATTGAGGAAAAGCGGATTGAATCGCCCGTATCGTCCCATGTGGCGAAATACCAGGTCATGGCGCACCCCCCATAATGGCCGCGACAAGGTGAACCGCAAGCCATAGGGCCGCAATCAAGCCCGCCAGCAGGGCAGTCCCAAGGACCGCATGGGCAAGGTGGACAAGGACGCGAGGCACGGGCGGGGGGGGGATGTAGGTCATGCTTCACCTATTGATTTGTTCATAGCTTTAACAATTAGCGCAAGCTCTTTGCTGTATCGCTTTGCCGTTGGCTTATCAGCCGCCAGCTTGGGGTAAAGCGTAAACATGGCCTTTCGCATGGCCTGATGGGCGCTTAACGATAGAGCAAATTCGTATAATAGAGCGTCCCGGTGCCTGATGGTTTCGCCCTTGGCTTTGGCTATCATCTTGTCATTCACATACAGGACGGGAACGCCGTCAACCTTCACGCCGTACTTGCAGGGACCGGCGGTGAAAACGTGCCAGCCTTTCGGGGGCGTTGGCTTGCGTGTCATGCTGCACCTGTTGCGGTCGCGATAGCATTGCGGGCAAGGTGCGCCGGGCCGGGGGTGTGTTGCGTGGTCATTATGCCGCCTCGCGCTGGCTATCAGCGCCAATTACCGGGCACATAGAGTAAGTGCCAAACGGTTTGCATTGCTCGATACCGTTATAAATGTAGATGCCGCGCTGAAATGTCTTGCCGCCTTGGCGCAAGGTAAGGCGCTTGGCAGTGCGGGCGATAACTTCAAAGCTAAAGATGCAATCATAATCGCAAGCGGAGCGCGTTGCGTAGGTTTTGCCGGTCTGAAATTGTGTCATGGGTTTGATCCTTTGGTTAGCTTGGCGGGTTGTTTGTAGCGCAAGGTCAGGGGCGGGGTCAATAAGGCGGGGCGGCTGGTTAGGCCGCCCCTGGGCTTAGGCTTGCATCATCTGGACGTTATGGATCGGGCAATACGGTGCGCCCCTGTCCAGGGTGGATTGTGAAGCTCGCACGATATAGGGCGCACCTTCGGCTAGGCATTCGGGGCATTCGCACTTGATAAGGCGGGTTGCCTGTTTCTTAGTGGCGTTCGAGGCGTTAAGGGTTTCATGCGGGTATGGTCCCCAGTTCCAGTTTGAGACAAACCATGCCTTAAAGGCCGGTCCGGGGGTTGTGCTGGTCATCTTGCCTTCAAGGCCGATGGCGGTGGCGCACCGTTTAAATGCCGCGCCGTGTCCGGCCTTCAGGCCGACTGTCGCATGGCAAAGCTCATGCGCCAGGGTTTCTACTACTGTCAGCGGGTCCGCCAGGGCGGGGCTTATGAATATCTCAAACTGTTTCCCATCACTGTTAGCATCAGACCAGCATTCCCCGATCCGGCGCTTTTTGCGGGCGGTGGCGCTCTTGCTAGGCCAGCCGCAGGTTGAGCGGACATTGGCGGGGATGGTGAAGCCTTGCGCGGCAAAGTGCTGGCGCAGGGCGGTGGTGGCGGTTTGAAGCCATGCTTCGCGGTTGGGGGTCATGCGGCGGTTCCTTTGGGTTAACGGATGCTGAGGAAGCTAGCGGCACCGGCAAATGCCATGCTTGCGGCAAAGCCAGCGGCTACCC